TAGGGATCCAGCGTTTCCTCTGATATGGTTTGGTCAAAGAATAGGGGGATTTAATGAATAAGCGCAGTGTAGAAAACATTACCGTATTGGGTGGAGGAACTGCTGGTTGGTTAACTGCCCTATACGCTAAAAAAGTGTTCCCAAATAAAAATGTAACTTTAATAGAATCATCAGAAATAGGAATACTAGGTGCTGGTGAAGGTAGTCTTCCAAACTTAATTAGGTTTTTAGACGTACTTGAAATACCTGTGTCTTCTTTGGTAAAGCACACCGGCACTACCATAAAAAACGGAGTAAAGTTTACAAATTGGAATGGTGGAGGAACAAAAGATTTTTATTATCACCCTTTTGATGCTTTTGGAAACCTATCCCCTCAAAAGTTAGAAACGTTCTTTTTGTTAAGTAATACCGCCCCTATTTTTGTATCTGCGGCTACAGAAAAAGACATTGAAAGCGACTATGACTTTATGGTTCGCTTAATGGAATCTAATAAAGTTGCGTTTAGCCACGCATTTTTTGATCAGGATAGGATAAACAATCCTATTCAAAAAACTAATGTTATGGGAGATTTTTCTATTCATTTTGACGCTAAAAAACTTTCTGAGTTCTTAAGAAAAGTTGGTGAAAGTAGGGGCATTTCTAGAGTAGAAGGTAAAGTCCTATCCTATACTCAAGACAATCTTAAAGACGTAAACACTCTTATATTAGACTCTAAAGAAGTTATTAAGACAGACTTTATATTTGATTGCTCTGGGTTTGGAAGATTTTTTCCAAAAAACTTTAAAACAGAGTGGCATAGCCACGCCTCAAGCCTTACAGTAAATAGCGCTATGCCTTTTTTTATTGATATAGACAAAGAAAACATACCTTCATATACCGAAGCAATTGCTATGAACTCCGGTTGGATTTGGAAAATACCCTTACAACATCGTTATGGGTGTGGATACGTATACGACTCAAACTACCTGTCTACCGAAGAAGCTAAGCAAGAAATTATTAATTGGCTTGGTTACGAACCCTTTTGGCCTAAAGATACTCCTTTTAAATTTGAAGCCGGGTACTACACAGAGCCCTGGAAACATAACGTAATTTCTTTAGGACTGTCTGCCGCGTTTATTGAGCCGTTAGAGGCAACTTCTATATGGACGTCTATTATGTGCTTAGCCAACGTTCTAGGTTCCCCAGAAAGTATTTACAGTACAGATCCAAGAATAACTAGGGATTACAATAAATACGCTATTTCTTTACATGATCAAGTGTCTTCTTTTGTTTACCTACACTACCTGGGAGAACGTAAAGACACGGATTTTTGGAAACACTACACAAAAGATAACGCTACGGACCACCTTAAAGTTTTCCTGGATATATTAGAAAGTCGAGTACCCGTGTATAAAGATTTTTTTGGAGAGGCTTCTTGGAGACTATATAATTGGATGTATATATCTTTGGGAACTAAACAAAAGGCTCTTATAGAAAATTTAAAAGAATTTGATAAAAATAACGTTGTTAGCCCCTACTATACGGAGAACTATAAAACTTTTAAAAAAGACGTGCAATACGCCGCAGACAACGAAGCTTTAGAACATCATGCCTTTTTAAACATACTAAAAGGGGAGGTAGAGTAGCTTTATGAATAAGCACGAACGTCTCCTAAGCGTATTAACTAGGCCGGTAAAAGTATTTTCCTCAAATGTACCTATTGCTGAAGATAGGTCAATTAACTATGCTCATAGAGAGATCAAAAAGTTATTGGAAGATTCCTGCAGCTACTACGAATTGAGTCGAACCCACTCAACTTTCTATCTATCATACGAGTTAATAAGCCAGGTTCGAACAGATGTTTGGTACGACACCGGAGGGGTTAGGATCCCCTGTTTTTCTGGAATAGTCGTATTAGAGGCCGAAGAAGGAAGCTTTATAACTGTAGGGGGAGTATCTAACCTATTGGCTGCAGGTGACATTTATCTTTGGGAAGCAGGAAAAAAGATTACCTATAGTCATGAAAAAACAGTTATGCTAGGATTTAATATCGCCCCAAAATCAATGCTTAAGAACCAAGACCTCAGTATGTGGTCAGAAATCTAGGAGAATAATATGTCTGAAGATAACCTGTCCCTGTGGCAAAAATACAAGAAGAACTTAGGCGACACCAGGCCTTGGGATCTTCTAGATAAGAACGTGCCTCGCACTACAGACGAAGTTGCTAAAAAACGTCTTGAGATGTGTAACGGTTGCGCTCACTTAACTAAGCTAACCCAACAATGCAAGAAGTGTGGGTGCTTTATGCACCTTAAAGTTAAAATTTCAGCTGCTGAGTGCCCCATCGGTAAGTGGAATAAAGTAGACGAAGTAAAGGGACCTGAGAGTGCATAAAGTAATACCAGATTTATTTATTGAACGAGATTTTGAGTATGCACAGGCCTACGCCCAAGAAATTTTAGCTAACTGGCCTAAAGACCTAGGTAGTGAGCTAGAGACTATAAGAACGCCTGAGATTGACATGCTTCATGAAAAACTTTGGAATAGGGCACAAAAAGAGTTTAATTCTCCTACTCTTTTGCCTTCGTGGGCCTACTTTACGTCCACTAGGGGAGTACAAAAAACCCCACAAGAAAACTTTCATGACCGTCCGTGTACTTACGCAATTACAGTACCTGTATATCAAACCTTTGGGTGGGATCTAGAAGTAGAGGGGCACGTACACTCGTTGTCTGAAAATGAAGGTTTGTTTTATCCAGGAAATGATAGCTCTATAAAACGAGATGAGTTCTTGCACCCAGAGACAAATGTTGTGGTGTACGGTCATTTTTTCTTCGTAGAGCCTGACCACTGGTGGTTTACTGAAGAAGACCCAGAAAAGTATCTTTGGGAAGTCATAAGAGCTCCTAAACAGTAAACTGTAAGGATGCGTGGAGACCAAGTACAAGGCAGATTCACTGTAGCCTCTGAGAAAGAGTCTATTAAATTAGGCGTAACCAAAGATATGGTGCGTACCGTTGGTATGTCCGTAGATTGGTGGGCCTGGGATTCCGTGGCTAGCCAAGTAGACCCTATCTACGATGTGGGTTCCTCTACTGTAGGTCGTAGATGGAAGAAAGAATCTACACTGCCCGTCATCTCTGCCAAACTTGAGCAAGGCGTAATGATGCGCAATGATCGAGGTCTTTACACCGTAGACCAGCTACGCCTTACCTTTAACATAGATGTTATTCGGGGAGACGTATCTAAGAAAAGAAACTCATACTTCGGCAACACTACGACCGATGATGACTATTTTAGTAATGACCCAGATAGGTTTTTAAGAGATCGAATAGTATTTAGAGGCACCGTTTGGTCCCCAGCTAAATTTCTTCCTAGAGGATTGATGGGAAATGACTACACATTTATTACTATGGACTTAAACCAAGTAAACCCAGAAGAGTTGGTCAACGACCCACAATTCTTACAATACTCGAACTACAACCCATTTAATAACGGAGGCTAAAATGGCTAAAACAATTAAAGTAAGCGGTGCTAAGCACACAATTAAAAAAAATAAAAAGGGAGACGTAATTGTCGACCATGAGGCTAAGGCCAAAGCTGGAAAGTACGATAAGATTAACCTTACCAAAAAAGCTGGTGCAAAGACAATCAAGGCGGGGGAACGAGCAACCCGAGCTTGGCACCGAAAGAACCCTCACGAAGGTGGTAAGTAATGGCTAAAGATACGAACCCTTGCTGGGAAGGATACGTTCAAGTAGGTATGAAGAATAAAGGCGGGAAAAAGGTGCCAAACTGTGTACCTGAAGGTAAAGGAAAAGACAAAGTCGCTAAACCTAAGAAAGGTAAAAAATAATGTGTAAATCATGTGGATGTGGATGCTCAAAGCCTAACTGCAAGGGTGCTTGCAAGAAGAAGCCTAAAGGCGGTAAGAAGTAATGGCACTTTCAGATAAGCAAAAGAAGCTAGCTGCTACAGCTGGCAATCCTAAGAAAATTGATGGAGCAGACTTTAAGATGCTCCGTAACAAGAAGAAGGCAGATCCAAACGCACGCCCAATGGCTAAGAAAAAGTCCATGGTTCGCAAGAAGGGTATGTAATGAAATACACTGAAAAGTCAGATAAAAAGCAGGACGCCAAGGACACCAAGGGTATGAGTCCAAAGCAGAAAGCGGCCTTTAAAAAGGCAGATGAAAAACATCGTAAGCCTAAGTCTCAAGAAGACGACGCTAAGATGGACAAAAAGATCATTAAGAAACTTAAAAAGAAGTAAATGATTAGCCCCCGAAAGGGGGCTTTTTCATTTACTCTTGTTCTTGACGCCGGAGTAATCCGGAACCCTGCAGCTTGACCCCGCATCTTCTTTTGGAGGATTCTGATGATTTACTTACTTGACCGTTTGGCACGCGAAGAGAGCGAAGCCGATCGAGAGCAATTCGTACGCGGTGTACTTGGCTTAGACAAATTTCATGCCGGCTCTATGGTAGCTGGATGGATTGCAGGGAGTCTAACGGCTAAAGTAATCGCGGGTCGTAAGTGAAGCTATCAGACCTTATAACTAGCTCGGTCTCTGCAGCAGAAATAGAAGACTCTCGTATCACTACGCAGCGCCTTAAAACTTGGTGCCGTATGAACAAGTGGCCTGAATCTGTAGTAAGCCAAATGTCTATTATTCACAAAGACGGTGAGTACGTAATCTACTACCCACCCCATCTTTCAGCTCAAGTCAACTTTTTAGAGTACGGGGATCAAGACACCCCTCCATCTGCTGTACTTAGAAACTTCCTGACTAACTTTATTGATCAAGATAGCTTTGCTACAGGTATGTCAAAGAGCTTGAGATTGCAGGGGCTAATCTAATGCCTATTATTCTTAATGAAGATAAAGCTTTAAAGAACGCTCTACAGGGTATTAAAGTCTCAGATAGTGCAAACGCTGAACGTCCCGTAGGCGTTTGGTATGGACAACCTGACATGGAAATTAGAGACCAGGTATATCCATATATTACTCTTGACTTCATTGGTTACTCTGAAGACTTTGAGCGAGCTCATCGTGGAAGAATAACAATGCCCTACTACCCAGAAGGTGCTGATGCGGGAAGTACACTTCCAAGCGGAGCTGGGTCAAAGCAGTACACCACTGAGTTTCCTATTCCAGTAAATCTTGATTATCAGATTACTACTTATGCACGTCAACCTAGACATGACCGTGCAATTATGGCAGCAATGCTATCTGGTCAACGCATCCCATTGCGATCTGGCCGCCTTACTATTCCCGAAGACAACACTCTTAGACGTGTTGAATTTTTAGGGATGTCAAAGAAAGACACTACTGATCAAAACGGTAAGCGACTTTTCTCTAATGTGTACAACATACGCATTAGTGCTGAAATATTGCCTAGCGCTATTGCTCAGAAGTACCCAGTACAAACACCTCCTCTAATATCGCTCACAAGCCAAGACATACCGTTTGAAACAATCAATATATAAATAGGCACCCCGAGAAAACAACTTAACCCTAAGGAGTAAAGAATGGCAAGTTACAGCAGACCAGGAGTCTTCATCAATGAAGTACCTCTGCCACAACTAGTTGCGCTAGCAGATAACGGACAGGCTCGTGGAGCGTTCCTTGGTGCATTTGCACAAGGACCTACAGCAGAACCAGTTCTAATTCAAAGCTGGTACGACTTTGGAAAAACTTTTGGAAGCGTTTCAGATAGCTACCCAGCTACCTGGTCGGTCTATTCGTTTTTTGCAAATGGCGGACGTAGTGCATATATCAAGCGCGTAGTAGGTTCAGGTGCTACAGGAGCATCAGTAGTACTTCGTGACCGTGCAGGTACCCCACTTAGTACACTTCGAGTAACAGCAAAGAGTGCTGGTACTTGGGGTAACGCATTAACAGCAGAAGTTACAGCTGCTTCTACAACCACATTTAACCTCATCATTTCAGATGCAAATGGAATCCTAGAACAGTTTACTGATCTAAGCATGTCCACAACAAACAGCCGCTATTGCGTAGCTTACGTAAACTCAGCTTCATATTACGTAACGCTTACTAACTTAGCGTCAGGTACAGCAGCCCCTGCTAACATGCCAGAAGTTGCTGGAGTAAAAGCATTTACTTCAGGAGCAGATGGATCAGCACCTACACGTGCTAACTATCAGACTGCCCTAACAACCTTTGATCCAATCACTAACCCAATGATCATGATTAACGCAGACGCATCTTATGCTTTTGCATCAGGCGGTGAAACTGGAGCTCGTGCAGCTAAGGTTCTTTTGGACAACGATGTGACTGCTTATGCAGATGCTCGTGGAGATGTATTTGCTCTAATTGATCCACCAGCAGGAAGTACAACAGCAGAAGCTATTACTTACGCAGTCGATGGTTGCGGAGCGGTAGATGGCGGAAACGCAGCAATGTATTTCCCATGGGTAGTAATTCCAGACCTACTAAAGTCAGCACCAGGTGCTACTCGTTTAGTTGGACCAGCAGCAATTGCAGCAGGTAAGTATCTAGAAACAGACGCTTCACGTGGAGTATTCAAGACCCCAGCAGGTTTTGGTACAAAAATTAACAGCGCAGTTGCTCTAGAGCGCAGCCTAACAAACACAGAACTAGATAACCTAAACGCAGCATCTAAGCCAGTAAACGCTATTCGTAACGTTCCTGGTGGCGGTATTGTCATCATGGGTGGTCGCACACTCAACAACTCAACCGGAGAACGCTACATCAACGTACGTCGTTCAATGATTTTCTTGAAGAAAGAAATCACCGACCGTAGCAGCTTTGCGGTATTTGAGAACAACAGCGAAATTCTTTGGAATCAACTTCGTACTGCGATTGGAAACTTCCTTCGTAATTACTGGTCACAAGGTGGCCTACGTGGTGCATCTCCAGAGCAGGCGTACTACGTAAGATGTGACGCTACAAACAATACACCTACAGATATTTTAAATGGTCGAGTAAACATCGAAGTTGGTGTGGCTGTTGAGTATCCTGCAGAATTCGTAGTGATCAGCATTGGGCAGATCACCGGAAGCGCTTCGGCGTAGTAAGGACAAGGGAATAAATCATGGCAGATAGACTAGCTTTTACTAACGTACTAAGTACTCTAGCAACCGATCCAGTTCGTAACTTTCGGTTTCTTGTAGACTTTTTACCAACGAGTGATACCGCAACACCTAAATTTGCGTTTAACACTCAAATGGGATTTACCTCAGTATCAGGCCTAACAGTCTCTACTGAAGCAATCCAATACCGTGAAGGTGGATACAACACCACCGTTCACCAACTACCAGGACAGACTTCGTTTAGTCCTATCACACTTAGCAAGGGCGTAATGTTGGGAGATTCTTCACAGCTTGACTGGATGAAGCGTCTATTCTCAGTAGTTAGCTCAGGAGCTAAGGCTGGCATTGGAGCAGATTTCCGTTGCGATTTGGAAATTCAAGTCCTAAGTCATCCAAACCCTGCTGGCCTACCTGGCGAGAGTGCAACTCTTGCTGGAGTAAACTCAGCATCACCTCACGTAGCTATTCGTTTCCGCGTATACAATGCGTGGATTACAAACCTTTCATACAGCAACCTAGATGCTGGTGGAAATAGCTTGATGGTCGAAGAAATGACTCTTGTTCACGAAGGTTGGGATGCTAAGTACGCTCAAGCATTGAATACCGCAGGATCAGCAGCAAAATACGCATAATCTAAGAAAAGGAATATAACATGTCTACAACTATTAATGCCGCAGAAAATCCGGCATTGGCAAACAAACTGTTAGAAGATGTAAACAACCTTGTCAATCAGGAAGTGATGGGATCTATACCAGTAGTTAATATCCCATCACTACCTGAGGCAGAGGTTAAACTTCCAGCGGGCTTCATTGAGCCGTTTGAAGGTGTTGTGCACAGAACCGCTGAGGTTAGAGAACTTACTGGCGCCGATGAGGAAGCTATTGCAAAGATCTCTGATCCAGGCAAAGCTCTTTTAGCTATCTTAGAACGAGGAACAGTCTCCGTTGGGGGACAGCCAATTACTAAGGCTATTTTGGGAGTCTTACTTGCAGGAGACAGAGAAGCTCTGTTGTTAGCAATTAGAAAGGCAACTTTTGGAGCAGAAGTAGAGCTATCTACTGTATGCGACAAGTGCCCTGAAGTTCAAATTTTTAAAGTTGACCTAGATGCCGACGTAGAGACTAAGGAACTAGACGATCCTATTAATGATCGTAAATTTACTGTAAATCTTAAA